AAAAAGGGAGTGGTGTTCCAACGATTCCTACAAGTAATGACCATACGGACGGCACATGGTTAACAACTGATTTATATGTCGGTGAATTTTACATGGACATGGGACTTGATAAAATTTACATGCGCACTGCTATTGGTATAGAAGAGGTTATCTTTGATGTTGCTAGTTTTGAAAGCATATACAACAAGGCGACTGATTTTAGCGCAATAAATAACACTAAATATCCATCAACTCAAGCAGTTGACTTATACATTGATAGTAAGTTAGCATCTTCAAATTATTGGATTTGTAAAGGCACAGAAACTAGACGTGGATTTGTAGCTCAAAACAACTCAACTACTTTGTTTTTAGAAAATACAGCGGTCGGTTCTGCTGTTGGTACAGCTACGGCTGTAACTGCGGCAAGTGGTAGTGAACTTTCTAAAATGGTTCGTACAAGAATGCAAGTATCAACACCAGCGGCGAATGGTATTTGTTCATATCGTTCGACTACTGCAATGCATTTTGTAGGCACTGGATTTAGATTCAATTTTGGTTTTAGTTATTCAGATTCGACATTAAATACAGGTGCACGTCAATTTTACGGAATGACAGCAACTACGGGAGCGATTGCAATTAGTTCAACTATTTTAGTTGAAACATTGGTTAATTGCATTGGGATAGGTTCGGATGCATTAGATACTAACTTGCAAATATTCCACAATGACGGAACAGGCACATGTACGAAAATAGATTTAGGAAGTCAATTCCCAGCTAATCGTGGCGCATCCCCAGCAACTGACTTTTTTATATTTGAGTTATACAATGAGCCAAATAGTTTAAATGTTCAATATAGAGTAACATCGGTTCAAAATGCATTTTACCAAGTTAGTGGAACTATAACAACTAATTTACCAAGTAATGCCACATTGTTAACTATGCAAGCATGTAGAACATCGGGAGCATCTTCAAATAACTGTTCATTCGATTATTCACAAATGGTCATTTCATCAATAGCTTAGTTATGGTAGAAATAATTACATACACAGAAAATAGAGGCGACATTACTTATGTCACGTCATCTCATTTAGATAAAATAGTGGTGGCGAATGAGGTTTTAACGGAAAACGTAGAAGCTGAATTATTAATTCAAAAACAAATAATAGAAGACTATGTCATTAGAAATAGCTGAAGAATTATTGAAAGAACATAGTCTCAAAGACTTTGATAATAGCGTTCGCGAGGGCTTTGCCTTGTTTGAATACTTGTTAAAACTTAAAGAAATTAATGACCCTGAATTAAACAAAATATTAGAGAATGGCAGAAAATAAAGACATAGGTTTTAATATAGAAGTTAAGGGAGTTGAAAGCTCTATTAATTCAATTAAGGATTTAAAGAAAGCCATTAAGGATGCAACGGATGAACAAGTAAGAGCCGCCGAAAAGTTTGGTATAGGTTCTAAAGAATATCAAAAAGCATCTCAAAACGTTTCTGAATTACGCGACAAAGTTGACGACTTAAAAGACAGTACAAAGTCTTTACAAGGTAGTGGCATTGAAAGGGCTTCAGCTGGTTTCTCTCAATTAGGTGAAGGGATTAGAAATTTAGACTTTGATAAGGTTAAGGTCGGTTTTTCAGCAATGAAAACAGCCATTGCGGCGGTTGGTATTGGCTTAATCGTTCAATTAGTTCAATATCTAATCGAAAACTTTGACGAACTTTCTAAGGGTAGTAATGGAGTAGCTAAGGCTTTACGTTTTGTTGGTGACATCATTGGCGAGATTTTAAAGGTAGGTGAGCAAATGCTTAACTTTTTAACCGATGCTATTGGCTTAACTAGTGAACTTGAAAGGACTCAGGAAGCAATGGGTAAAAAAGCCATTGAATCGTTTACTAAAAGCAAAGAGGTATTAGGCGAACAAACAGCCGAAATGGATAGAAACATTAAGGTAGCCAAGGCGATGGGTAAGAATACTGTCGAAATGGAAATCGAGAAACAGAAAGCCATTATTGAGACGAATAAACAGTATTTGTTGCAACTTCAGCAAATGTCGAAAACTCGTGCCATTACAGAGGAAGAAAGAAAGTTAGTTAAGGAAGCGGCTAAATCAATTAAGGATGCTAACGCTGAAATTCAGATCATTGAAGCGAATGCGAATAAGGAGAAAGAAGCTAAAACAAAAACTAATAATGAAACTGCAAAAGCGAATAGAGATAAACAGTTAGCTGACGAAAAGAAACTCTTAGATGACATTCAAAAGGAGCGTTTAGCTTCAATGAAAGATAGGGATGCGGCGGCTTACATGCAGTTAGAACTTGATAAGCAAAGAGCTATTGAAGAAATCAATGCAACGAAAGCTAGTGAGGCAATTAAGACGCAAGCAAAATTTTCAGCGCATCAAGAATACGTTGCAAAGGTTGAGGCACTAGATAAACAAATAGCTGATAGAAAATTAGCAGAAGAAGAAAAACTAAAAGCGGATGCAGAAACAAAGCGTTTAGCAGAAGAAGAAAAAAGAAAACAAGCTCAAGCTATTGCGGATGCTGAAAAGAAAAAGAAAGATGAAGAAGAATTAGCAAGGGAAAAAGCAAAAGAGGATGCAAGATTTCAGATAGCTCAAAACTCAATTAGTAGTTTGCAAGGCTTATCAGATATGTACTTTCTTTTCAAAACTAAGAATTTAGAAAAAGGAAGCGCAGAGGAATTACGACAAGCAAAGAGGCAGTTTGAAATAAACAAAGGTTTGCAAATAGCAAGCGCAACAATAGCTGGTATTCAAGGAGTTCAAAACGCATTAAGTGCAACATCTATTTTACCTGAGCCATTAGCAACTGCTTTCAGAATTTCAAATGCTATTGCGGTTGGTATTGCAAGTGCTTCAAATATAGCTAAGATAGCGGCTAGTCAATTTTCTGTTGGTGGCGGTGCTAGTGGTGGTGGTGCAGCTCCAGCATCTGCTCCTATTCCACCACCCCCAACAGTTAATACACCAGGCGCAAATGTAGAAGGTACACGATTTGACCAAGAAGGAAATAAAATAAATAACCAACAAACACCGACTATACAAGTAAATGCTACAGTTGGTGTCGATGAAATAAGTTCAAAACAAAATAGAGTTCAAGTGTTAGAAAATCAATCAAAATTTTAATTATGAAATATCCAGTTTATTTATTAGAGTTAGACGAAAGTGGAAATGCTCAATATGGCTTACAAGATGTGGCCTTAGTAGAAAGCCCTGCTTATGAATCTAATTTCTTAAAATTCGACAATCAACATAAAGCATTGTTTGCTATTCAAAACGAAGAAAAGAGAATCATTTGCGGTGCGGTAATGATACCTGATAAGTTAGTTTATCGAGAAGAAAACGGCAAACCATTCTATGTAGGTGCAACAAAAGAAACCATTTACGAAGCGTCTCAAAAGTGGGCCAAGGAAAACAGAAACCTTAATGTTAAAGCCACACACGAAGCAGAGGGTAATGTAAATGACGTGTTTATTTTTGAATCATTTGTTACCGATGAAAATAGAGTGCAATCGGTTAAGGGTTTTGAGGAATTACCTTATGGTACTTGGTTTATGACAATGAAAATTAATAATGAGGACGTATGGAATAAAGTTAAACAAGGCGAATTTAATGGGTTCAGTTTAGAGGCTTTATTTAAGTTAAAACCAGTAGAGCCTTTGAATGATGCTGAAATAAAAGCATTGATGAATTTAATTGATTAAAAAGTTATCACTGATAAAAAAATAAATACTTAAAAGAAAAATGAAAATGAATTTAAACGAAACAATAAATAATATTTTGCCTACAGAATTGAAAGCAAAATTAAAAAGTGCTTTTATGCAATTTGCTGAAACTCCTGCAGTAGAGCCACAACAAGAGCCAATTAAAATGGCTGAAATTAAATTAGTTGATGGGAATGTGGTTTCTGTAGAAGGTGAATTTGTAGTTGGTGCAAAGATTTTCTTAGTGACGCCCGAAGGACTTGTTGTAGCGCCGAATGGCGAACATACAGCGGAAGATGGAACAGTGGTTACTGTGTTAGACGGTGTAATAACTGAAATCGAAGCTAAGGAAGAAATCGAAGCAATGCCAGAAGAAATGAGCGAAATCAATAAGTTGAAAACTGAAATGGCTTCAATGTTGGCTGAATTAAATTCTTTAAAAGCTGAATTTGCTAAACAAAACGAAACATCAAAATTGACTTTATCAGCTATCAATAAAATCATTGAAACTCCAGTTGCTGAGCCAGTTGAAATGAAAGTTGACTTTTCAACATTGACTGCTTACCAAAAACACAAATTAGCTAAATATGGCAAAATATAAATTTAAAGAAGGATTCGAATACATATTCAATGGTGGTAAAATCACTAACGAATATTTAACCGATGACGTTGCAATTCATCTTATCTCAAAAGGTCGTGTAAAATTAGAAGACTTTGACATATTAGAGGAAAACCAACAACAAGAAATAAAACAAGAAGAAAAAAAAATAAAAAAAACAAAAACTAAAAACTAAACATTATGGCAATTACTTACAGTCCAATAGAAATTCGCGGTGTAGCCGCTTCTCCAGTAGTGGAGGAAGTCTTATTTGAAAACAAAACTTTATCTGAAGGCTTAGTTACTTTTGAAGAAGAAGTTAAAAACGAAGTTATCTTTACAGAAGGATCTACTACTGCTACTATGCAAGCATATACAAGCGGTGCGCCTTCAACATCAGGTTCTTTAGATTTATTTGATGTATCTGTAACTCCTACTAAATATTTGTATTACCAAACATTTGACCCAAATACTTTACGTCCTTCAAGATTCAAACGTGATATGAAACCGGGTGCATGGGAAACTTTAAGTAATGAATTTGAGCAAGTAGTTATCGGTGGTATGTACTCTAAAAAAATCGCATACGATGCTGAATTTCAATTTTGGAGTGGTATCACTTCAGCACAAAAAACAGCTATTGCTGCATTAACTGCTGGTACTTTAAACACTGAAATTGGTGCTGACGAAAAAACAGTAGCTGCTGCTTTGACTGCTGGTCAATTCAATGGAGTTGTAGCTTCAATGATGTACAATAACTGGAACGCGGCTGGTACTCCAGGTGTAGGTAAACGTATCAAAGTTGATGGTATCGCTATCACTTCATCTAACATTGCACAAGAATACGCGCGTGTGTATTCTGCTATTCCTGCAACTGTATTAGCTAGCGGAATGCCAGCATATATCTATGCTCCAAAGTCTCACATGCAGTTAATCAACATTTATAATACTTCTGCAACTTACCGTGATTTATTCAGCGTACAAGGAGAAAAATATTTCTACAATGGTGTTGAAATTAAATTTGTACCTGTACCTGAAAACGTAATTATTGCGGCTCCAAAAGAACATTTATTTTGGGTTACTGATTTAACTTCTGACGTGAATAAATTTGAAGTTAACAAAGTAGCTTTAAACCAAGATTTATTATTCGTGAAACACGTTGGTACAATTGCTGCTTATGTAGCTAACCAAGCGTTCAACGTTTTATATTGCGGTTCTTAATATTAACACAGGGGAGAGTTGAAAGCCTCCCTTTTTTATAAACCTTAAAAAAAAATTATTATTATGGCATGTGCATTGACACAAGGACACACTCCGAAGGTTTGTAAGACCTCAGCGGGTGTTAAGTCCTTTTTAATTACAGAATTTGCAAACGTAACATCATTAACTAAAACAGCTGGTGTGATTACAACACTTACAACTGTTGTGGGTGCTGACTTTTTCAGATACAAACAAAAATCTGAAGTAGCTTCATTCAAACAAACAGGTGCTTCCGATGTTAAAACAGGAACAGTTGCTTACGACTTAGAAGCTAACTTGGAATTGTTAGGATTAGACCAAGCAACACAAACTGAATTAGATTTGTTAATCAGAAATACAGTTGTTTTAATAGCTGAAATGACTGACGGTACTTATTGGTATTTAGGAGAAAATTACGGTATGGACTTGGTTTCTGACGGCTTAGAGTCAGGTATGGCATTAGGTGATTTCATGGGTAACAAAATTCAATTTAAAGGACGTGCTTATACTCGTGTGGCTTCAGTTAGCTCTACAGTAATTAGCGGACTTACTATCGCATAAACAACTCGCTTTCATGTGGTTTGTTGAGACAGTCATTAACGTGACTGTCTTTTTTTTTATCATTATTTTTGTAAATTAATACTTTAGTTTTAATGATACTGATTAACAAGAATAGCGCAAACACTTGTATTTTAACGTTAAGCGAAAGAACAACGTTAACGAATGCAAAGTATTTGTTTGAGTTTATAAATGATAGCACTAAGCAAACAAAAACTTTTCTTTGCGCTGATATATCAACTAACAAAGAACGTTGTAATGAATTTGTAATTACAGAAAATGCAATTGAAAATTTACTAACGGGAACGGTATCGTTAACCATTGGGGATTGGAAATATAACATCTATCAGCAAACATCATCAACTAATTTAATCGTGGCTAACAGCGGTGCATTAGTTGAAAATGGTAAGGTTGAGGTAAAAGGAACATCAACTGATTTAGCAGAATTTACAGGCGAACAAACAACTTACAAAGAATTTAATGGCTAAAAATAATACATCAATCGAAGTGCTAAATAATAATTTAGCTTTCGTTCAATTTGGCGAAGAAAAAAGACCTGAATTAAAAAAGGACTGGCAACATGATTACATTAAGTATGGTAAGAAAAACGATTTCCCACAGGAACTTGTTAGATACTTTGAAGAACACGCAGAGCATGGAGCCATTGTAAATGCTAAGGCTCGCTATTTGTGGGGCCGTGGATTAAAAGCCGTAAACAAAGAACAAGACGAACAAGCTGATTTGTTTTTAAGCAAGGCGAATCGTTTTGAAAGTTGGAATAAGATCGGGCAAAAGTTAGCATTAGATTGTGAGTTATTTAATTCATTTTACTTACAAGTAATTACCGACATTAATGGTAAGCCTGTCGAATATTTCCATTTGCAATATGCTAACTGCCGATTAAGTGAATGCAAAACTAAACTTTACTTTTGCGAAGATTGGACTGTAAGGAATCCTGATTTCAAAGTATTTTCAATATATAAGAAAGGACAAGTAGGTACGTTTTTTACTTCATTCAGATACTATCAGCCTGCAAAGAGTAGATTAGATGCTGTTTACACAAAGGTGCCTTACAATGGATGTTTGAGCGAAATTAAAAGTGATATTGATATAACTACATTTAACGAATCATTTATTCGCCGTGGTTTCTCTTCATCAATGATGGTGACGTTCTTCAATGGTGAACAACCACCTGAAGTTAAACGTGCTATCAAAGATAGATTTGAACAAACTTATACAGGGGTTGAAAACGCTGGTAGTGTAGTGCTTAACTTCGCTGATAAGAACGGGCAAGCTGCATCAATACAACCGATAAGCATTGATGAACTTGATAAAAAATTTGAATTTACTTCAAAGCGTTTACAACAAAAGATTTTAGTATCTCACAACGTTACTAACCCCGAAATATTTGGAGTTAAGACAGAGGGCAGCGCATTAGGTAATAGAGTAAGCGTAAAAGAATCTTATGAGTTATTCTTAAACACATACAGTAAGCCTAGACAAGAGCCATTGCTACAATATATAGCAGACATTTGCTATTTAATGACAAGTGTTTATATTGAATTTGACTTTGACCAATTAGAGCCAATAGGATATGATTTCTCTACTGACCAAGATTTGACGCAAGACGAAAGACGCGCCATTAAAGGGTTTGAGCCATTGAGCGAACAACAACCAACAGAACAAATACAAGCGCAAGTTAATAGCACATTGACTAACTTAACTGGTAGACAGTTTCAAGGCTTAATGAGAATCGTTAATAAATATGACAAAGGTACTATCAACAAACAATCAGCTATTGCGTTAATGGTTAATGGATTTGGTTTGTCAAACGAAGATGCTTTAACTTTCTTAAATGAAAACGATGCTATTGATGAAAGTATAGTTAAAATGTCGAAGCAGAATGAAGATGTTATTTTATCTCGTTTATTAGAATTGGCAGAGCCTGACAACGAAGGCCACGAAGTATTATTTGAAGAAGAAGTACACATACATAACTTAAAGGATGCTTTAAAATACGAATTAAAGGCCCATAGAATGTACTTTGAAGACATGCTGAATATAAGTGTCACTGATTTAGATAAGGCCGTTCTAAACGCAATTAAAGGCAACCCAACATTGACGCAAGAAGAATTGGCGAAGTTATTAAATGTATCTATTGAAAAAATTAAGCAATCAGTTTTCAGATTAAAGGATAAGGGGCTAGTTGAAAAAAACGCTAGAGCCTATGAAATAACTGACAAAGGCATTGAAAAAAAAAGCGAGCCGATTAAGACGACTACTATCAAAACAGTTTACAAATACGCGGTAAGACAACCAACGCCACCATTGAAGGGTAATTCAAGAACTTTCTGCCAAAAATTAATGGCTAAAACTGAAAGCGGTAAACATTGGAGTTTTGAAAGTTTAGAGAAATTAGAAAATGAGTTTGGAATGAATGCATTTGATTACCGCGGTGGGTGGTGGACAAACGCAAACACCGGAGAAACTACACCTTACTGTCGTCACATTTGGAAAGCTATAACAATTAAAGAAACTAAATAAAATGGATGCACTATTTATAAGCCAACAATATTTAAAGGATAAGTCTTTAATAAATGACAATACCGACTGGGAACTTTTACAGCCGTCAATTATCATGATACAAGATTTGTATTTGCAACAAGTTTTGGGAACACCTTTGTTTGAGGACTTACAAGATAAGATAACAAATAACACGTTATCAGTTGATGAAACTAATCTAATAAAAAAGTACATCCAAAAAATGCTTCATTGGTATATTTTAATGGAGGCGACAACCATTTTAAAGTATAGATACACTAACAAAGGAGTTATGGTTAAGTCATCTGAAAACTCACAGCCGATAAGTGAAAGCGAAATGAAAGTAGTTAAGGATGACTGGCGAAGTATTGGCGAACGTTATTCGGAATTATTAACTAAATATTTAATCAAATATTCGTCAACTTTCCCACTTTATAATACTTATAACAGTGAGGGAATGAATCGTTCATTAACTAACTTATCAACTGGTATATTTATAAATGACGATTATATTATTCGTAAAGTTAATCCAAGTGATAATGATCAATTAACTGATTTCGGATGGACATACTAAAATATGAGCAAAGCAAACGAAAAGAAAATTATAGAAAAATTAAAGGTTTTAAAGCCTACTGTATATGCTGACATTAAACCAAACAATCGAGATTTTAAAAAACTTTTCTTCCAAACACAAAAGCTTAAATAGCTTTTACTTTGGCGATAAGTGGGAAGTTGGCGCGAGCAACCCTATTCAATACCCTTTGTTATGGTGTTCGTTAAGTTCATCAACAATAACCAACAATGTTATTGAGAGAAGATTTGTAATTGATATTAGCGACAAAGTAAACTTAGACGAATCAAACGAAACGCACGTTTTAAGCGATTGCGAGATGATTGCTTATGATTTGCTTAACTACTTAGAACAGATAGCTGACGGTGGCGAAATAGGCATAAAAATACAAACAAATGCAACATTAACAGATTACACCGAAGATCGTGACGATATGGTAAGCGGTTGGTTTTTTGAGATTACTATCAGTTCTCATATTGGGAACTACTCATGTGGCTTACCTATTGCAAACGGTAATATATTCGACGGTAATTATATTTACATTGACGGTCAATATAATGTTACTTGTGGAGATTTTGAAGTATTGATTAAGGACCAAAACGGAAACACCATTCAAACATTTACAACAAGTGGCACATACACAGTTGAGGTGTTACAAAACATTATTGACACGATTACAAACAATACATCAACAATTATACAACCATTAACATAAGATGGCAAACGTAAACATACAATTAGGTTATAAGGATAGCGCATGGTTCGCGGCAAATGCTACATTAATTTTACTTGCTGGTCAAATCGTTTACCTTCAACAAACGGGAACTTATAAGATAGGCGACGGAACTACTCAGTTGCAAAACCTTGCATTTAAAGGGGTTGCAGCGCAAACAGAATTAGTTGTCGCAACTGTTGTAAATAACACAGGTGTTAATTTACTAGCCTTAAATTACCAAGCTGTTAAGGTTTCAACGGCGCAAGGCCAACGTTTAGCAGTTGACTTCGCGCAAGCTAACAATGATAATAATTCTGCCGATACCATTGGAATAGTTAATCAAAATATTAACAACAACCAAGAGGGCACTATTACTATTTTAGGGCAATTAAGTGAAATAAATACAACAGGAAGTTTGCAAGGCGAAACGTGGGTTGATGGCGATGTACTTTATTTGTCGCCAACAGTAGCCGGGCAAATAACTAAGGTTAAACCAAACGGATTGACGGGCCACATGGTTGTAATTGGATATGTTGAATACGCACATTCTCAGCATGGAAAAATTTACGTTAAGATACAAAACGGTTATGAATTAGAAGAGCTGCATAACACGGCAGACGTGACTTATAGCACTCCTATAGATGATGATAGCTTGCTAATTAAAGATAGTACAGCGTCACTTTGGAAACGTTTAACTTGGGCGAATTTAAAGACGTTAATTTTTACAATTCCTTCATTAGTTAGTCAAGCGGCTGGGGTTGCTATTACTGGTGTTCAATGGGTATTAGGTTCAAAGCAATGGATAGGTGGTAATATTACTACTCAAAAAGAAATTGAGTTAACATCTCCAAGTTATTCATTTACAACATCGTCAACAATTACCAATGCTTATTCAATGTATGTGAATGCGCCTACAGCGTCAACAAATGCAACTATAACTAATAATTACGCTATCGGTGCAAATGGTAACATCTTAATGACTAATAACAAAGCCATTCAAGTATTAGATGCAACTGGAACACCTAGAAACTTAATTAATTACACATCTGCTGATAACATTAACATTAATGGAAAACAAGGTAGCTCAGATATATTCATTAATCCAACATCAACGAATAAAGGAATGGTTCTTAAATCAACAGGGACTATTGGTATTTATGGAGTTGCTACGCCTACAGCACGCTTACACGTTGGTGCTGGCGAAAGTGGAGTTAACGCCGCACCTTTGAAATTTACAAGCGGAACGAATCAAACAACTGCCGAAGCTGGAGCAATGGAATATAATAACACATTGCATTTTACCAATAGTGATGCAACAAGGCGACATGTTGCATTAAGTCCAAATTCAACAAAAGTTACTGCTGGTGCGCCTTACACGAATGATGGCTATATTACTTTAAATATAAACGGAATAGATTTTAAAATTTTAACTACAGCTTAATATGACACTAATTTACTTTAATGCACCTGACAAGCCTGAAAACATTGGCATTTCACAATTAACAAATGATTTACAATTATTCATTGACGAACGATTAAATATATTCATGAATTATGCTATTGTTGGCAATCAAATACAGTTCGATGTAAACGAAGAACAAAGAGGTTACGCTTTATTTTTTGACGTGCCAAATGACTTTCAAAATTAATATCAATTACTAAATTTTTTAATACTTAAAATAAACGATTATGCTACAAGAAATAAACGATGCAATGGTTAACCGAATGGGCGGTTACGCTGGTTCGAGAACAGTAACGGGAACGGGTGCTTTAACAAGTTTAAACTTCGCTCAATTCTATGTTAGAGAGGACACCGTAGTAGGCACATTAACTGGTACAGATGCAACAACTGGAGCGACTTCAAATCTATTGACAACATTAGGAATATCAGCTGTTACATTGAAGGCTGGTGAGTTACACGTTGCGCCTTATGGCACTCGAATAAGTGCGGTAACTTTAACAAGTGGTTCAATAATACTTTATTAAAATGCGAATAGCTAGAGGCATATCAATAGCGAATATAAGCAAGCCAATAAGCACAGCTATTGTGTATGATGCGGATGCGGCGGCTTTCTTTGCAGCGGCTAGTATTACAGATACTACTCAGAAAAGTGCTGTTAATACATTAGTACTTAGTTTAAAATCAGCTAACATTTGGACTAAAATGAAAGCTCTTTACCCTGTAGTTGGTGGTGTTGCAAGTTCTCACGCTGTTAATTTGAAAACACCCGGGACTTATAATTTATCATTTGCAACTGGTTGGACACATTCAAGTACAGGGATGACGCCAAATGGCGCTACTTATGCTAATACTAACTTAACCCAATCAACATCTGGTTTAGATCAGAATAATTGGGGATTCAGTGTGTATAGTAGAACAAATAAAACAGGTAATTCTGGAGTATCATTTGGGAACGAACAAGCTGGTGGGGTGACTATAATGTACTTAAAAACTGCAACAAATAATTTAGCATCTTATATGAATAGTTTCAATATTTATTTTGTTCCAAATACAGATTCAAGAGGTTTTTTTCAATCTATAAGAAATACTTCGACTAGTGTAAAATTAATTAAAAACAGTACTATCAATAATGGTTCAACTACTTCATCTACTAACCACACCATTCCTTTTTATTTAGCGGCAAATAATTATTATGGGACAGCGGTAGGCTTTGATAATTGTGAAACTGCCTTCGCTTCAATAGGCAATGGATTAACAGATGCAGAGGCTTCATCATTTTACAACGCAGTTCAAACATTTCAAACAACTTTAGGAAGACAAGTATAATGGAAGGACGAATAGTAACTAATCAACAAGCGCAAGATTTACAAGGTCAATTTATTGACTCAGATACTTTTTTAAATTTTGTACAAGATATAAATGACGTTTATTTTTTATTTTTAAGTGAACAAGATGAGGCCGATGTGGCGAATACACCTTATGCGTATTTATTAGATTTGCCTTTAAGTCCATTTATTCCTAAACCATCACCAATACCATTTTAAATTTTATGCTAAATACTGAAAATGCTATAAAACTCGTAACATTCGCCGCTGGTTTGTCGGGGATGTACTATGCGATTAAATCAGACATTCGCGAATTAAACACCGAGAAACATTTTGAAATAGAGCATTTGCAGTATCAGATAAATGAGATAAAAGAAAATTGTTGTGATGACACAAGGCGCAAATCATTCGCCATTGACATCAAACAACCTGAAGCGGTTAAGCCAAAAAATGACATTGAAGAAATGTTTTAACAATGACTGAAAGACGTTACAATTATTTATTTACCGATATGAAAAATTATAAAATTGAGGATTTAAAAAATCAATTTGCGAAATTGAATTATAAATGGCTAACATTTCACATTGTCGGCATTCGTTCAAATGCCAACGTTCCTGATAAATTCGATGACTTAATATGTTTAATTGAAAATAATAATTTATTTTTATTTACAGCAACTACGAATCCAGGTACACATTGGTTAAAAAATTTAATGAATCCAAAAGGAGCTGCATTATTAAAAGCAAACCAATATTTAAACACTTGGAAATTAGATTTACATCAAGGAAAATATACAGCATTGTGCCAACGTAAACCAGTTACTGTTTATAGAGATGCAAACAAAAATAATTTTGCAGAAGAAACTGCGGTTACTGATACGGGGTTATTTGGAATAAATATACATAGGGCAAACCCAAATGCTGTATCTAGTATTATAGATAAATGGTCGGCAGGTTGTCAGGTGTTAAATAATCCTAAAGATTTTGAATTTTTAATTAATAAATGTAAAGACAGCGGATTAAAAGAATTTACCTATACTTTATTAAAAGAATTTTAAATGATAAAAAAATTATTAGCATCCTTAGACAATACTAACTACGGATATAGCGCACGCAAATTAACGGCCTTTATATTGGTGTCACTTGTTGTATTAGCACATTTAAAATGGCTTAATTTAGGGGATTTAACGCAATTGGGCGAGGTGTTAATTATAGACTATACATTTATATCAGCTCTTTTCGGAATGACTACTTACCAAAAGATAAAATCAAATGACACTAAATAAATATTTATCATTAGGTATATTCGCCATCTTAGTGTTTATTTTACTATTCCAAACATGTGGCAAAGATGAGGTTATTAAGGACCAAAGAATAACCGATACATTGATAGTAACTAAGCTAGTTAATATCAGTAAAGATAGTTTGGTTATTGATAGCCTATTGAAAGTTAAACAACGTGTTAAGGTAGTGTTTAAGCAAAAGACAGATAGCATTTACATTGCGGCTCCTGATACTTGCAAAACGTATATTAACATGATTGTAAATAATTGCAACGATTATTTGTCATTGAATGATAGCATCATTGAACATCAAATGTCGGTTATTAATGAGCAACGTGATTTGTATAGGATTCAAAGGGATTTAATCAATAAACAAAACGATATGTTATATAATGATAGCTTACATATTCAACAATTAAATAAAAAAATTAAACGAAAAAATATAACAATTGGCATTATTTCAGCAGTGGGCCTTGGTGCTTTACTTGTAAAATAGTATCTTTACAGCGCAATCTTCCATTTTTTTACTTATTTATCTATTAGGGCGACTTAAAAAATCGCCCTTTTTTTATGCGTTATAAAATTAAACGTGTTGATTTTCAATGAGTTATAAAATAATTGAATATATTTTAAAAATATATTTGCTATATACAGAAAAAGAATGTAATTTTGAACTCAGATAACAACAATTAAAAAAATAGAAATCATGACAACTCAATTTAAAACTTTAAAAAATGGTAAAAATGCACAAACTGTATTCGCAAATCCTGAAACTAAACAAATAGTTAGTGCAAATAGAAACTCTTTTGGCTATAATGTAAAAGCTGGTTTTGATAAAGAATTTGACGAATTAGCAAGTAAAAATGATTTAAAAAAGAACTTAGGTAAAAATTGGAGAAATGGTTTTTCCTACTCTAAAAAAGACGTTGAATCATTAGGCTTTATTTTAATTTTAAGAGGTGAAACAATTTTATTTTAATAACATGGCAGACAGTAAAAACTACAGTTACAAAGCATCGGGAATAATTAAAATAGTATTTACAAAGAAAGGAAAATTTGTAACTACAATAATGAAGGAAGACCGACTAAAAGATTATCCAAAAACTAAATACGACATCGTTGAAATAATATGAAGAAAAAAGCCAAACTAATACACCTAACACCTGAAGCAATTGCATACTGGACTGAAATCGCAAAAGCAAACGGAAGCACATTCAAAACATTTATACAAGTAATTTTAGAAGAAAGACCAAAACTTAAAAAATAAAAATCATGACAGATACAGAAGAAATCGAAATTTTAAAGAATGAAATTTCACCGTTAACAGAACAATTATTAACCGACTTATCTTTTATATTATGTGTACTAGTAATTTTCCTTTAAACTTTAACAACGAAGCGATTAAACGCTTTTGGTTAAACAAGAATGTTGAAAACCAAGTTCGTTCAACATTTAACGAAGAACATTTAAAAAAAGTAATACAAGCAAAACTTTATGAAGCTGAAAACAAATCTAATCGAACCGTATCAATTCCTTCCAATATATAGGAGGTTAACGGATGAATCTAAACGAGTATTTCAATTAAAGATTAAACGTTTAGACAGAAACATGAACAGATACGCTATAAGTGAAGAAAATTTTAATTATCTTAATGAGCTGTTAAATTCAGAAAATCCCAACACAATAGGCAAGCCAGCGGACTTTGATTTTTGGCAAGTGCAAAAATACTTTCAAGGATTAACGCAACTGATTAACACACCTGATGACTTTCAACTTTTAAGCCAAAGAGAAAAAGACTCGATTATTGAAGAACATAAAATCACACATAAAAAATTAATAACCTATAAAATAAAAGAAAATGGAAACTAAAAACAACAGCGGAGCAATCTTCAAGAACAACAAAACAAAAGAAACTCAGCCTGACTACCGAGGCAAAGTAAACGTAAATGGCAAAGACATGGAGATCTCTTTATGGATTAAGGAATCGAAAACAGGTACAAAATATTTTAGCGCGTCATTCCAAGAGCCATATGTTAAGGCGGTAAGCACTCAGGAAGTAGCTAATCAAAACAATACTCAAGATTTAATTGATAACGATTTACCATTTTAAAATTAATAATATGAAAAAATTTAATGACTTAAAAATAAATATTAATACGCCATCAAAATGTAAGTTAACATTTGCAAATTTTGATGATTTTATAACTGATTTTGAATTTGATGATATTGAAAAAATGCTATTTTTTTTACAACAAAAGTTAGCTAAATATGATAAATGTGTATTTGTTTGTTTTGGAGATACAAATGAAGATTTTGATGAAAATCCTGAATTTTTAATAACTAGCGATTGCGGTAACGCTGTGTGTTATTTTGAAAGTATAGGATGTTCAAACTCTAAATTTAATTTATTTACTTTTGAAAGTTACGAACAAGCTATTATTTATATTTCAGATTTGAGTGAAACATCTTCAATAAATTAAATAATAATAATAATATGAACGATTTAGTTTTAAAATGGGCCGACGAAAGGGGACTTTTGAAAGCTGAAAATGCTCCAAGACAAATGCTTAAACTTTTTGAGGAAATAGGCGAATTAGCCGGGGCTATGGCAAAGAATAAACAAGGCGACATAGTTGATGCAATAGGTGACATTCAAGTGGTGCTTATCATACTATCAAAGCAATTAGGCTACGATTACGAACAATGCCTTGTTGATGCTTACAACGTAATAAAGGAAAGAAAAGGTAAATTAATTAACGGAGTTTTTGTTAAAGATTAAAAAATAATTAGTACTTTTGTAATGTCGGGTGAGAGCGGCAAACGTAAAACATTAAACATTAAACCTATTGGTTACAACCTCTCACTTGTAGCCAGTAGGTTTTTTATTTATAGACTATGGAAATTAACACAGATTATTTAAGAGGTTTAGTAGATACCACACTAGAGTTCTACGAGCTAACAAATGGGCGTATTCCCAAAGACAAAGACTTGCAAATAAGTTATGAAATATTCACTGGCAGTCATTACGTTGTAGGTTGCAAGGTTACATTTACTTATAAAGTAACTGTTTCGAGCAAATGGGAAAGTGATAGCGAGCTTGAAGAAAATTGGCTAAAAATCTACGAGAAAGATACTATCAGCGGAGTAGTGAGTGATATTACTGACATTTTATCGGATATACATTTAAAATCAATTAATTATTTATAATTATGGAAAATTTAATTAAAATACAAAACGAACTTAAGGTGCCAAAAGGTAACTTAAACAAATTCGGTAACTATAAGTATAGAAGCGCAGAAGATATATTAGAAGCTGTTAAACCTATTCTTTTAAAATATAACGAGCTATTAACATTAAGTGATGAAATATTGCCTATTGGTAATAAAGTATTCTTAAAAGCAACCGCACGCATTAAAGACGTTGTATCTTATGGTTATGCTGAACTATCTGAACATAAAGGAATGTCATCTGAGCAAGCCACCGGGACGGCAAGCAGTTACGCGCGAAAATATGCAATGAATGGACTTTTCTTAATAGATGAAACGGAAGCCGATCCGGATAGTAAAAAGAACTTATCACTATCCGAACAATTAGAAATAGCAAAAGCTAAGATAATAACAGCTAACAGCGCAGATGATTTGGTTAATAAATGGAATACATTAACTAATATTGAAAAGTCATTTGAGCCGGTTGTTTTATTAGCTAAGGAATTAAAATCTAAATTTAAGTAATATGAACATTTACCAAATCCAAAACGAATATTTGCTTTTAATAAACCAAATAATCGAAAACGGCGGAGAAGTAACTCCGCAACAAGAATTGAATTTACAAATAACAAGGGAGCAATTACAAGACAAAGGCACAAACTATGCCTTTGTTATAAAGAAATTAGACGCTGAATGCGACATCATTGATGCTGAGATAAAGAGACTAAGCGAATTAAAGAAAGTGCGTCAGAATGCTTGTGAACGTCTTAAATCAAATATAAGTCACGCAATGCAAATATTTGAAGTTGATAAAATAGAAAGCCCATTGATTAAGCTATCATTTAGGAAATCTCAAAGCGTTAATGTAGCGGATGTTAATAGTTTACCGAATGAGTACAAGACAATTAAAGTAACTGAGCAAGCTGATAAGATTAAAATTAAACAAGCCTTATTGAATGGTGAAAAGATTGAAGGATGTGAGATAGTTAATAGTAATAATTTACAAATAAAATGAAAAAAAAATTACTTGTATCATTTAGCGGTGGTGAAACTTCCGCTTTTATGGCACAATGGCTTTGGAAGCATAAGCAAAATGAATTTGAAATGATATTTGTATTTGCAAATACTGGGCAAGAAAGCGAAGAAACTTTAATTTTTATTAATCAATGTGAAAAGGAGTTTGGATTTAAAATAAATTGGATTGAGTGCGATGTGAAAGAGGGTAAAGGAAACGGAACAAGATTTAAAATTACTGATTTTGAAAATGCAAAAAGAAATGGAGAACCATTTGAGCAGGTAATTAAAAAATACGGAATACCCAATACTTCATTTTTGCATTGCACAAGAGAATTAAAGATGAACCCGATTAAAGCATACGCAAAAAGTATTTGGGGGAAAGAAAAGTATTATTTAGCAATAGGAATTAGAGTAGATGAATTTGATAGAATGAACGCTAATAAAGATAAATTAAGAATTATTTACCCATTAATTTCAAAAGAAATGCAACCAATGACAAAAAAAATGATTAATTTTTATTGGCAAAATATGCCATTTCGATTAAAATTAAAAGGCTATCAAGGTAATTGTGTTACTTGCTATAAAAAGAGTGACAAAAAATTGTTTCAGATAGCTAAAGAAAATCCGAGTGCGTTTGATTTCTTTGATAGAATGGAAAAACAATATGGTAACGGACAGCAAATATTTAGAAAAAATAGAACAGCCGAAATGATTTTAGAAGAAAGTAAAAATTGGAATGGAACAATTAAAGATGATTGTATAAACGAACTAACACTATTTGATAATGATAGCTGTGAAGTATTTAGTAACTGTAATGAAAAAAATTAAATAACAATGGAAAACAAACACTATAACAACGAAAACGGAAGCCTATATTTATTCGCTCAACATCATGAACTTAACGCCTGGGAGTTTGACATCATTAAGCGCGTAGTAAGATGCCGAAAGAAAGGGCAATGGCTTAGTGACATCAATAAGACTATTAAGGTTTTAGAATTATACAGAGATGAAATGAAACATTTAAATGATGTGATATGAAACGCTGTTTCACTTGCAACCGATTAAAACCATTAATTTGTTTTAAAATTAATCACAGAAAGTATCAGTTAAAATCTGACAAACGTAGGGCCGTTAACTGTAGGCTCTGCAACGTTAAACGATTGATTAAACAAGACGGAGAAGTAATTAAGTACAATTATGAGACGAATAAATATGAAGCTGTTACAATTAAAACTAATTTAATAAACATAATAAAATACTACTTATGAATATCGAAAAAACACACCGAGCGTTATTAATGTATGTTGGAATTGCCAAAACATTAAATGATGAAACTTGTCGATTTTTAAACGAATTTAAGCAAGATAACAAGCGAAGATTTAATAACTATGTTGGCGACCTAACTAGCTTCCAAAACACAGTAAGAAAGAATATGAACATGGAGGGAGTAGACGCGGCAGATCAGTTGCAAGACTATCAACATAAAATAATTCAGGAACTAATCGAAAAGGAAAAGTATAAGGATATTGAAACGTTTTTAGCTTTCAGTAAAATGCTTTCACTTGTTTACAATAGTTATTTAAAAATGTATAAGCATGCTTCAAAGGATAACTTTACTTCATTAAATAACTCAGCTAATATATTCAGAAATACCTTAGCGTTTAACAATGCAGAACAAAAAAAAGTTGATGATTACATTCATGGATTTGTTATGAGTTTAATTGAAAATAATGAGTGGAGTAGGGAGGTTAAATAAAAAAATATTATGTGTTTTTAAAAGTGTACATTAGGTATAATTTAGGTATAAATTAGGTACATTAGGTATAAATCAATTTAACTCATGATAATTAAATAATTATTTGTATATTTGCATCTGTTGTGTAGGAGCAACTATTTATAAAAAATTTACAAAAGACCTCTATTGTGCGGAACTCCTACTCCAAACTCTAGAGGTTTTTACGTTAATAATTATGCCAACAAAAACTCAGTTTATTTGCAGTTACGAAAGTACAGATGTATTAGAATTAATACATGATGAAAAAGATTTAATAATTCAATTTAAAGATTTATTAAATATTGATGATTTAAGAGAAATTATTTTAAACAAATATGATTGTAAAAAATTAATTTCTGAATTATTAATTATAGAAAAAAAATTAAAATAATGGCTGAAGATAAAAAATCATTTTTAATGTATTGTGATTTAATACATACTATTAAAAAAATGCCAGATGATAAAGCTGGTTTATTATTTAAACATTTATTAGCCTATGTAAATGATGAAAATCCTATTACAGATGACTTATTAATAGAATTAACTTTTGAGCCAATTAAACAACAATTAAAAAGAGATTTAATAAAATGGGAAAATGAAATAATTAAAAAAGGAGATTCTGGAGCATTAGGAAATCTTAAAAGATGGAATGAAGATTTGTATAAACAAGTGATTAACAAGGAGTTAAGTTTACAAAAAGCTGTTGAAATCGCAAAGAGTCGCAAACTATCGCAGTGCGATGAAATTAATCGCACCGAGTCGCAAAGTGTCGCAAACATCGCTGTAAATGATAATGTTAATGTTAATGTTAATGATATAAATATATCTTTTGATTGTTTTTGGAATCTTTACAATAAAAAGGTTGGTGACAAAAAGAAAATTGAAAATAAATGGAATAAATTAAAAAATGAGGATAGACAAAAAATAATTAATACATTGCCAACTTTTTTAAATTCAATAACAGATAAACAGTTTCAACCATTTCCTGAAACGTATTTAAATAATAAACGTTGGAATGATGAAATAATTGAAAATCAAAACTCAAATAAAAAACATTATTATTTAAGTAGTCCATTTGGAACTTGGGATGGTCTTTTAACTGAAGATGAATTTAAAAATAAAACATTAACTAATTACTGGACTTTAATTAAAATAGCATGATAAGCGAAATCTCAATAAATAAAGTAAAAGACTCTGCTAAAATTGTTGATGTCATTTCTGATTATTTAGAACTTAAAAAAAATGGTGCAAATTATATTTGTTTAAGTCCTTTTAGTAATGAAAAAAATCCATCATTTACAGTTAGTCAATCTAAAAATATATTTAAATGTTTTAGCACAGGTAAAGGAGGTGACTGTATTACATTTTTAATGGAATATAAAAAAATCAATTATATTGATGCTATTAAACTTTTAGCTGAAAAATATGTAATAGAGTTAATTGAAGAAAAAAACACCTCAAAACAAAATTATACACGTCCTATATGGAAAAATAATACTATCTTATCTGATAAGGTTATTAAATGGTTTGAAAATGAAAGAAAAATATCTCAAAACACTTTAAATGATTTAAAAATTAGTGAGGGTATTGAATGGATGCCTAAAAAAAATGATTCAAAAGGTCATAATATAAATACTATTCAATTTAATTATTTTATTGATAATAAATTAATTAATACAAAATTTAGAGATTCTTTAAAAATGTTTAAACTAGTTTCAGGAGCTGAATTAGTTTTATATAATTTAGATTCTTTAAATGGTTATACAAGTTGTTTTATTACAGAAGGTGAAATTGATGCCTTAACTTTACATGAATGTGGTTTTAAAAATGTTATTTCTGTTCCAAATGGAGCAAGTAAAGGAAAAAATAATTTAACCTATTTAGATAATTCAATACAATATCTTGAACATATTAATGAATTTATACTTTGTTTAGATAATGATGAAAATGGTAATAAATTAAAAGATGAACTTGCAAGACGTTTAGGTTTTGAAAATTGTAAAACAGTTACTTTTAAAGATTGTAAAGACGCAAACGAATGTTTAGTTAAATATGGTAAACAAATAATAATAGATTCAATTAAAGATGCTAAAGAGTTTCCAATAGTTGGCGTATTTAATTCACATGATATTGAAAATGATATTTTAGATTATTATAATAATGGTTTACCTGAAGGTACTGGAATTAATATGGCTGAAATAGATACTAATATTAGATTTCACCAAGGTTATTTAACAATGTTAACTGGAATACCTGGACATGGAAAATCAGAGTTTTTAGATTTTTTATTATGTAGATTAAATTTATCAGATGATAATTGGAAAACAGCTTATTTTAGTCCTGAAAATCATCCACTTCAATTACATTTTAGTAAACTTGCAGAAAAATTAATAGGAAAATCATTTGATAAAAAAAGTAACAATAGATTAAGTCCTATTGATTTAAGAAATGCTATTGATTATTGTAGTGAAAATTTTTATTTTATTAATCCTGAAGAAGATTTTTCAATTAATTCTATTTTAAAAAGTGTTAAAGAATTAATTAAACGAAAAGGAATAAAAGCATTTGTTATTGATGCATGGAATAAATTAGACCATAAAAGAGGTAATAAAGATAAAAATGATTATATAAGTGAAACTTTAGACATTATTATAAAATTTTGCGAACGTAATTTAATTCATTGTTTTTTAGTTGCACATCCTACAAAAATGGGTAAAGATAAAGACGGGAAACCTGAAATACCTAGTTTGTATAATATTTCAGATTCAGCTCATTTTTTTAATAAAACAGCAAATGGCATTTGTGTTTATAGAAATTTTGAAACTGGATGTGTAGAAATTCATATTCAGAAAGTAAAATTCAAACATTGGGGGCAAACATCAACAGTACATTTAGCATGGAATAAAGATAATGGTCGTTATTATAAAGGTTATCCAAATAATGATAATTGGTTAAACTACGAAAAACCATTACAAAACAATACTAACTTTTTAAATGATATAATTTTTAATAACGAAGAAACACCATTTTAACATGAAAAAAGAAACAATTATAAAATTAATGAATGATGAGGTTTACAATAATTTAAGTCATTACAATGCTATTTACTTTCAACCTAAAACAGGAAAATTTTTATATGCTGATACTTATATAAATAATGAAATTGTAAATGATTTAATAAATGATAAAACAATAACTTACATAGGTAACTGTATTCATCAATATGAGAAAATGCTTAAATACATATCAATATGAAAATCCTAAGAATATACACCGTCGACGGTATACAGCTAGTTGACTATGAAGACAACGGACATTTTAACACGATGCCGTATGTTTATTTTAAATCTAAATACGAAGTGAAATGAAAATACTTAATTTATATGCCTGTTTAGGCGGAAACAGATACAAATGGAATGAGGTTAAATATGATATTGAAGTGACTGCGGTTGAACTTGACCCGGAAGCCGCACGATTATACCAAGAGAGGTTTCCGAATGATACTGTAATTATTGCAGATGCACATCAATATTTATTAGACCATTACAAAGAGTTTGATTTTATTTGGAGTTCACCACCTTGCCCAAGTCATTCAAGGGCTAGGTATTGGGGATGTAAAAATGGTGAAATGACTACAAAACCAATCTATCCTGATTTAAAATTATATGAGGAAATATTATTTTTAAAACATTATTTTAATGGTAAATTTGTCGTTGAAAATGTAATACCTTATTATGAGCCTTTAATACAATCGCAAAAAAGAGGTAGACATTTATATTGGTGTAATTTTAATTTACCAAATAATATAAATGAACGAACATTTTTAGGTCTTTGCCAAAGAACTAAAGAAAATAAATATCAAGGAAATGAATTAAATGGTTTATGTGATTTTCATAATTATGATTTTAAAAAATATAAAGGTGAACAATCAGTTATTAAAATGGCTCGTAACTTAGTAGACTACGAAGCTGGTAAGACTATCTTTGAAACTGCTTTAGGAATAATTAACAAATCAAAAACAATTCAAACAAGTATATTCGAATGACCCCCCTACAACAACTAACAGAATTAGACTGGCAAATACGATGCAAAGAGTCTAGGATGCCTCCTGAATATATTGTACGAACGAAGTTTACTGATAAGACAGCAAATTCATTAACTAAGGCTATTGTAAAATGGATTAACCTAAACGGATACCAGGCAGAACGTATCAGTACTTCGGGACGTTGGGTTGATAATTCTAAGGTTGTTACTGATGTACTTGGAAATCAAAAAAAGATAGGCTCAGGAAAATACATTAAAGGATCGGGGACTAAGGGGTCTGCGGATATTAGCGCAACTATCAAAGGCAAATCAATTAAGATAGAAGTAAAAATAGGTAAGGATAAGCAATCCGAAGCACAAATAGAATATCAGAAAGCTATTGAAAAAGCTGGCGGTATTTACTTTATTGCAAAAGATTTTACTTCATTTTATGAATTTTATAGTACTTTAGTACAGTGACAAAACAAGAACAAATAACAGAACTGTTTAAAGACACATCGTTAAAAAACAATGCTCGAAAGTTATGCAACAATCGAGACATCTTTAACGACCTTTTTCAGGAAACTTTTATTTATTTGTTGGAGTTACCCGATGAAAAGTTTAACCGAATAAATAACCTTAAGGCTTTCGCATTCACTGTTATGTTTGGTAAGGCAAACAGCCAGGCCCGAAACTATAACCTAAATGGTAAAGATAATGTTCTATTTGAAATGTCTAATAAGTTCGGAATATTCGACGGCACTAACATAGCTCATAGCGAATATAATTACAAGATTGATGAAGACTTCGATAAGGTCATATCATATTTGAACACCGATAATACTATTAAGGAAACGGATGTATATGTTTTATTTGAATCAACAAATGATAAGACTTTAAAGGAGCTTTCAAAGGATTTAGATATGAGTTATCATACTATACGATTAAACAGAAAGAAATTAATAAAAAAAATAATTAATAACGTGGTGTTATGACTATAATAGAAGCAATACAAGTTTTAAAACATCATCATTATTGGAGACTAGGGGCTACTATTGATCCGTTTGAGCCGAATGTAATTACAGAGGCTTTTAAAGTAATTATTAAACACTATGAGTTATATAAAGAATAATAAAGATTTTATACTTGGTGTTGTAGCTTATGGAAATAAGCCTGATATGTCTAATAAGATAGCGGCAAATATAATTGCTGAATATGAAGAACTGACAGGAATAAAAATAAATAGAAAGCAATGTTTCACATGTGGTAAAAATAACATATTTGACAAAATTTACTTGTATGCAAAAGATAGTAATTTATGGTGACATGTTGTATCTTTGCAAACAGCGTTGTGAGATACAGCTATTGAAAGGAAAGTTTAACAACATAATAATATTTTTGAATTAAAATGCCATATCCAAAGCCAAACGAAACCGAGAAAGACTACATCAAACGATGTCTTTCTGACAGCGAGATGAAGTCTAAACATTCTGAATTTAATGAACGCTTTGCAGTTTGTAAATCATTCTTTGTGGAATATGAGGCAGAAAAGATTTCATTTGATTACGATGATACATTAAGTACTGATAGAGGCAAACAACTAGCTAAACATCAACAAGGGATTTTATATATTATTTCAGCAAGGCATGATAAGGAAGGTATGTTAGCTACTGCTAAGGCTTTGGGTATTCCTGAAAGTAGAGTTTATGCAACTGGTTCAAACAAAGCTAAGATTGAAAAGATTAAAGAACTTGGAATATCAAAGCACTATGACAACAACGCCGATGTTATTAGTCAACTTGGTTCAATAGGTGTTAAATTTATGGAGTTTGAATCTTACAACGATTACCCTAAACAAGCAAGTGAAAACGCTAAGATAGCTTTGAGATGGGCAGATGAACACGGATGGGGTGAATGCCTTGAAGCAACTGGAAAAGCAAGAGCTAACCAATTAGCGAATGGCGAAAACATTTCAGAGGATACTATCGCACGAATGGCTTCATTTGCAAGGCATAAACAACATAGTGACAGACCATTGGGCGAAGGTTGCGGCAGATTAGCTTGGTTAGCATGGGGTGGAGATGCTGGCATTGAATGGGCACAACGTAAATTAAAACAAATTAGAAAATAATGCAAGACGAATATGAACACATAAACTTTTGGAACGATGGCAAAGCATAAGTATATAGAAACTCCTGAAAAACTTTTAGAGTTATTTAAAGGTTACACAAATGAGGTTAAATCTAATCCTAGAAAGAAACATGTATTTGTTGGTAAGGATGGGAAAAGCGAATATGAGCTTTTAGAGAGACCTTTGACTTATGAAGGTTTTAGTGTATATTGTTTTAATGAAATAGGCTCTATTAAGCATTATTTTGAGAATAGAGACGATTCTTATACTGAATATGTCCCTATCTGTGCGCATATTAAGCAACTGATAAGGAATGACCAAATAGACGGCGGTATGGTAGGTCAATACAATTCATCAATAACACAACGTTTAAATGGATTAGTTGAAAAGACTGAAAATAAGAACGAAAATACTAATATAGATTTTAATGCCAACTTCGGTAACCCTTTACAGTCCCCACAACAACCAGGTTAAAATTCACAATAGTATTAATAATGAAAATTATAAATACTATGTATTGAATATTGGCAGACAGTGGGGAAAATCACTTCTCGCTATGAATCAATGTTATTACTGGGCCTTTAATGAAAAGAGCGTACAGATAGCGTGGGTAAGTCCTATCTATAAACAAGCTAAGAAAGTATTTGATGAAATGGTTAAGGCCTTTGATAATAGTAATTTAATCACATCGAATGCAAGTGAGTTAATTATTAAGACTAAGAATAATTCAACTATACAATTTTTTTCAGCTGAGAGATACGATAATTTAAGGGGCTTTACTTTTGATTACCTTGTTTGCGATGAATTTGCCTTTATAGACGAAAGAGCGTGGACGGAAGTTTTGAGGGCTACTGTTTTGGTTAAGGGTAAGAAAGTTTTATTGATTTCTACTCCAAAAGGAAAAAACCATTTCTACAACCTATTTAACCTAGACGGAATTAACCCAGCTTACAAGTCATTTAAGATGACTAGCTACGATGGACTAGCGCAAGCGGATGAAATAGACGGCGCACGTCACACACTACCTGATAATGTATTTAAACAAGAATACTTAGCTGAGTTTATTGATAGTGGTTCAGGTGTGTTTAGCAATATCACAATTAACGACCAACCTGAACGAACGGCACGCTATTATGCTGGTATTGATTTAGGAAGGGCCGATGATTATACAGTTATTGTAATTTTAAACGAACGTGGCCAAATGGTTCTTTGCGAACGTTGGCGACACAATACTTGGTCTAATATAGTTGACGCACTATTAAGTGTTTTAAGACGTTTTAACGCATCTTGTAAAGTTGAGGTTAATAGTATAGGAGATGTAATATTTGAGCAGTTACAAGCTAAATATACAAATATAGAGCCATTTACCACGACTAGTAAAAGCAAACAAGATGCTGTCGAAGCTTTGCAAGTAGCTATTCAAAACAATGAGTTTAGTTTATTGGAAATAGACTGGCTTAAAAAAGAGTTTGATATTTTTACCTATGAATATTCACACAAAACAAGGAATATCAAATACTCAGCTCCGCAAGGATTTCACGATGACGGGGTTATGGCTTGCTGTATAGCTTATAACGCTTTGAAGTCGAGATTTACGAATGTTATTGATATAATATAAATCAATTTGAATAAAATTTAATACTTAATAAAGATGAAATTTGAAGACCTTACCATAAAACAATACATTAACTTGTTGGCCGTTGATGCCTTGGAAACATCCGACATCGATAAGAAAATTAAGAAACTAGCTATTGTTTTAGGAAAAAAAGAAAGTGAAGTTGAGGCTATGCCGATTACTGCATTTGAAAACATTGGTTTTTTAAGTAACATTCCAAAACAACTGAAATTCAAAGAAAAGACCAGGATAGGTTTTAAAACTTACAAAGCATGTACTAACTTAAACGACATTGGAGTAAATCAATTAGTAGATTTCTATTCTTTGAATAAAGCTAATGCGCCTATTAATGAATTGTTAGCAGTTGTTTACAGACCTTATAATCCTGACAAGCATAAAGAGGTTTCAGAGGCTTTCTTATCTAAAAAAGTAGGAGATGTGTTGGGAACTGTTTTTTTTTTCAAGAACTACTTTTTGAAATGCGAGAAACATATAGCTCAATATTTGGAGAGCCAATTACAATTAGTGAAGACGTTTCAGACGGAAATACAGACAGACAGCGAGTTCATGGATTCCTTGACCACTGGGGTTGGGAGTACAACATCGACTTATGCGCTGAAAACGAACGGTTAACATGGGATGACGTTTATTTGTGGAACGTGACAAGGTTTCTGAATAAGATTAGTTATTTAAAGGATAAGGGTAAATTTTTAATTGCGTTAAATGGCAATAGATAAAAAGATAGATGAAATATTAGTTGAGTTTGGGATGAAACTCGAACAAGACTTGCAAGATAACTTGGCTAGTAAAATGGGTAGTGGTTACAATGCTAGGTTATCGGGTAAAATCAAATCTTTGCCGATTAGACATGTAGGGGATTTAACCGAATACATTTTACAAATGCCTTTGTATGGTAAAGCTTTGGACGGTGGAAGGGGAAAAACAAAGGAGAAAACAGATGGCACTATGAGGAGTAAGATTGAGGATTGGGTTAAAAGACGTGCTTTAGTTGGTAAATACATTACTGATAACTTACAACAAAGATTAGATAAACAAGCTAAAAATAAAACTAACCGCCCTAAAAAGCCTTTAAAAAGATTAGCATTCGAGAAAGCAGTTAAACAATTATCTTTTTTAATAGCTAGAAAGATTCATAAAAAAGGTTATAAAGGAAACCATTTCTTTAGCGAAGTAATTAATGATGGACGTTTAGAGAAACTAGAAAAAGATTTACTCGAAGCTACACAAAACGAAGTATTGATTGAAATAACAAAGAAATTTTAAAATGGCACTAACTATAACACAATACCCTTTAAGCAAAACACCAGCATATAATGACCAGTGGTTTATCGGGTCATCTAATCAAACGGCAATTAGTGACTTTTATTATAAGATAGATTTCACTTGTAACTCAGTTACCTTAACAGAAAAAGTACTTCCTGACTTGAATGGCCGATTTGTTTATAATGCAAAAGAGAAAGCAAAGAACTTCATTGAGCATTATTTTAATCCGAATGATACTGGTTTCCCTACAGCGGTTGAGGCGGTTAATAAGGCGGTATCAATAACACTAACAGTAACAGAATACTATTCAGGTACTTTACATACACCTTACACAATGAGTTACACAGCATTTGATGCGTGTTTAAATGAAGCTGAGTTTTCTGATTATGTGCCTACTTTCTTTTGTAATACTATCCTTGGTAGTGATAAGCAATTAAATTTAGCTGATAGTGTTGTAACACCATTTACTGACATTTGGGTACATTCGTTTAAAGCGTATGGAATAAAAATAACTGTTAACTCTACTTTACTTACAACCTTTAATATAGTTGATGTAAATAAAATTTACGTTTACAATTTTGGATACCAAGGATTATTAGCACTAGGCCACACGTTGGCGGTGGGTGATGTAGTAATAATTGATGTTAGAACTACTATTGGAAGTCTAACAACTTACACATATACCGTTCAAGACATTTGCTCACGCTATGATGTAACCCGTTTATACTACTTATCACGAAGCGGACGCATCTTATACAAACAGTTTAGCTTAGCGGCTACAAAACGAATGAGTAAGAAAACTTCAAACGTTCGTTTAGGCAAAGGTAATGTAGTTAGCGGTATCATGACCACTAATCGTTGGGATAGAGAGGTTCACGAAGTATCAAACGTCACTACATACACATCAACACTTACAAGTGACTGGATTAGCGAAGTCCAAAACGAAGCATTACAAGAACTGTTCGACAGTCCGATAGTATGGCAACACGACGGAACGAATTACATCCCTGTTACGATAACAGATACTAGCTACGACTTCAAGAAACATAATAGTGATAAGCTGTTTAACTATACAGTTAACATCGAATACAATACTCAAGAAACTAGACAAAGAGGCTTATGATAACAACTAGATTAGAGATAGGCGGCGAAAATTACGCTATTGTAAACAATATTCCGATTAGTACTAACTTTGTTCAGGCCGACTTGCGAGAGCCTGATAAAAGGAATGCATCGTTTACAAAGACAATTACTTTATATGGTAACAACAAGCTAAATAAGTTATTTGAGAATATCTTTGAGGCTAACATTGACTTGCAATCGTTTAATCCTAACTTAAAAGAAACTGCTAAATACTTTGTTGATGAAACGCAAGTTTTAACAGGGGCCTTGCAGTTATTGAAAATTACAAAGACACCTGACAACAATATCGTTTACGAATGTTCGATTATTGGTAATGAGGGTAATTTGTTTGTTGATATTGGAGACAAATACTTAGAAGAATTAGACTTTAGCGAATATGACCATGATTATACACGTGCTAATCAGATAGCATCGTGGACTAATAACTGTAAAGTTAGTGGTGTAAGTACAAATGTTGGAATGGGAAAAGGCTATTACTATGGTTTTGTTCAACGTGGACTTGGTACAAATAGCGATAGTGTTTTTAGTGTTAAGGAGTTTTTCCCTCAATTATTCGTTCGTGAATATTTAGAAAAGATTTTCGCGCAAGGTGGTTATACATGGGATTCTGATTTTTTAGATAGTGACGAGTTTAAAAAGTTAATTGTTGAGCCTAATATAAGTGCTTTACAGATGACCCAAAGCCAATTAGACAACGCACAAATAAACGTTGGTGTGCCATCGGCTGGTTATCAAATTTACTACACTAATCCTCCATTTATTCCAAATGGGAATTATCAATTTATACCATATTTAAATGAAAGCTATCCTTTCTTTGACCCATCTAATCAATGGAATACAGATGGTTTTGGTACTGATGGTATAATAAAAAAGAAAGGTTATTACAACATAAACCATAAAATAAAACTTAAAATTACATTTAATCATACAGACCCTAATATTGAAATTTTTCAGTTGTATGGATATGGTTTAAGTTCTGTAATAAATGAATGGACGTTTGAAACAGTTATTTTAAGAAATGGAAGTATATTAACTACATCTCCAAAAACTGAATTTTATATTACGGAAGAAATTATAACTTACCCTACTGGCTCACCAATAGTTAATAAAATAAATCTATCAACTGATGAATTATTTTTCTTTACAAATAGTTATAGTGGTGCTACTGCTATTACTGAATATTACGCAATAATTAGCGTATCAAGTGGAGAAGTTTTATTGAATAAAAACGATGTAATTACAACTAAAGCTAGGTATTTATTTGCGCCTGCAAAAGCTGAATGGTATAGTGATTCTGCAAGTGGTTATTATAAAATTTCAGGAATGACAGGCGGAACAATTACCACTAAAGTAGTAGGTGGCGCAATGGGTTCTAATTTATCTATGTTTGTTACTCGCAAGGAAGTAGTTGAGGGCGGAACATTAAACCCTACAAGTGCAATCCCTAAACAGATTAAACAAAAGGATTTTGTTAAGTCAATAATGCAGGCGTTTAATTTGTATTTGGACTTCGATAAAAATAATCCTAAAAAAATTATCATAGAAAGTTATAACGATTATTTTAACTATGGTGCATCCGTTGACTGGTCTAATAAAATAGATTTAGATAAACCGATTGATGTTAATCCAATATCTATGGTTGACGGCAAACGTTATTTCTTTAGATATAAAGCTGACAAAGATTTTTACAATCAAAAGTATTTAGACAGATACGCAGAGCCATTTGGAACGCAAAGAATAGACATTGATAACGATTTTAAGAAAGAGGATAAGATTAATGAGTTAATATTTTCGCCAACTCCAAACGTGGCAAATGATACATTGAGAATTGCCGTTCCGAAAATTTACAAAGACCAAAACGGAAGCAATGTAACTCCAAACATTCGCTTACTTTATGCTGGTGGTGTTAAACAAGCATACGCTCCGATAACTTATAAACAAACAGGTTTATCGGATTACAATACTATTAATTATGCTTATTGTGGCCATACGGATGACGCTCAAACACCAACCGTAGATTTAAATTTTGGAATACCAAAAGAGATTTTTTACATCTATGCTGAATCTCAATTTACAACTAATAACCTTTACAACCGCTATCACAAAAACTTTATTCTAAATGTAACTAGCAAAAACTCAAAGGTAATGACTGCCTATCTTTGGTTGTCTCCTTTGGATATAAAGACATTTAGTTTTAGAAAGAAATATTTTATTGATAATGCTTATTATATTGTAAATAAAATAATTGATTACAACCCTTATGAAACTCAATCTACAAAGGTTGAGTTAATCAAAATTTTAAACACTGATTTGTTTACTCCGACATCTAGTTTTTTCTATGATGACCCAACTATTTCAACAGGTGTGGACGTTGGAATAGCAGTTGATAAATCATCCGCTAATTATAGCCAAAATTCAATCAATATGGGTGTTAACAGCGTTGCAATTGGCGAAGGGATATTTATACCAGCATCGGCGACCAACGTTTTGGTAAACGCTCAAAATGTAACCATTGGAGAAAACGTATCAAATGTGACCGTTTTAAATACTTCAAATATAACAGTCACTGAATCAAATGTTAGCTATATAAACGGCGTTTACTATCCAACTTACACTATTTTAAGTGGTGGTTTGGATGTTGATGCAGATGTTAACGTTTTATCGGGTGGCTTAAATTCAAACTTACAAAATTCAATACTTATCGATGGCAACTGAATATAAAAGAATCGTAATAAAAAAAGGGAATGGTGTACCAACTATTCCCACAAGTAATGACCATACAGACGGCACATGGTTAGCAACTGATTTATATGTCGGTGAATTTTACATGGACATGGGACTTGATAAAATTTACATGCGCACTGCTATTGGTATAGAAGAGGTTATCTTTGATGTTGCTAGTTTTGAAAGCATATACAACAAGG